TTGGTGCTAAAATTGCATATTTGTATATAGCCCCAACAGAACTTCTATTTAAAAAATCACTAGTAACATCAAATACACCATCATGAATTGGTGCTTTTAAATACATATTTTCCAAACCAGTTAATCCTTCAAGACCTTTAATTGGTTCAAATTTTTTAAATTTTAAAACATTACCAATATCATCTTTTAAACCTAAATTTATTAATTCATCTTCTGTAAAAGCAATTCTTCCTTTTATAAAATCTTCTTTTGTAAATATTTTTCCATCTATTTCTTTTCCTATATCACTTATTTTTCCTTTAGTTCCAAGTGACTCAACTTTATTTAAAAACTTCATTGTTTCTGTTAAATGAGCTTGTTTTCCCGTAGTTGCTAAAAATGTATAAGCTGGATCATCAATAACTCCATATAATTCTCTTTGCCATGGATCAAAAACTTTTTGTTTTAATATTCCTGGATTAGGTTGTATTTGTTTTATTTCTGACCCTATTTGTTTTGTTTGTTCCTTATTAACTATATCTGCTTCATCACTAGCTTGACGTTTTAAAAAATCGTCTACTTGTTTTTTTGCTTTTTCTATATAACTAGTTTTATCAAGATCAGCTACATTAAGTCCTTTCTTAAATGCATCATCTTTAATTAAACCATCAGCTAACATATCTGTTGCTCTATCAATTTGTTCTTTTGTAGGTTCGTATTTTTTTAAAGGATTTAATTTATTAAATTTTTGATATTCTGTTGTTAAATAATTTCCTAAATTAGCTTGAACTGCATCAAAATCTGTTTTACTTAATCCTCTTTGCATTGCTGTTAAACTTAAATTATCAATACTCATTCTCATTTTTATTATGGTATCTTTAAAAGCTTCTGCATCTCCACCTGCTTTTTTAATTGTATCCATTAATTTTTTAAGTTTTGGAGATTTCTCTACAGCTCCAGCATAATCACTCATAGTAATTAAATCACCTTCTATTGGTTTAATTTTTTTTATAATGTTTTCTGGATTGTTAGGATCTATAATTGTTTCAATTTCTAATTTTTTTAAAACTGAATCTTTATCTAATAAATTATTTCTTCTATTACTTAATATGTCTATAATATCTTTATTAAAAGCATTTTTTGCAGCTTCTGGTGTTGTAATAGTTTTTGACAAATATTGTTTTTCTATTTCAGGATAAGCTTCTTTTATAATTTTTTCAAAATCTTTTGTTAAATTATAACTTGAAAATTCTATAGCTCCTACATTAGCTTCCATTGCTCTTTGAGCAGTAAACGTTTCTCTTGTTTGTCTACCAACAGTTCCTGGCATTCCATATTTTTGAAAAAATCTTACAAAATCATTTTTAGAATATTCTTGTAATCCTTCTTCAGAAGGGTTTCTTAACTTACTTATTCCTTTACCGCCTGCTAATACTAATGCATTAAATATAGAACTTTCAGCACCAAATTTAACTCTGTTTAATAATCTTCTGTATGCTTCTTCTCTTCCTTCTTTTTCTTCTATATTCATCATTGTTATTGCATATGGCTCTAATGATGTTCCTCTTAACATATCAGCAAACGTTCCTATTTCTTCATCAGAAACAGTTGCTTCTCCAAGACCAGCTCCAATAGTTATTCCAGCAGGAACTGCTATCTTTGATCCAAATTGAGCTAAATTAAAATACTTTCCTTCTTTTTTTGCAGCCAATGCTGTTTGTGCTAGTTTACCAATCTTTGTTCCTAATACTGCTCCACCAACACCTGGTATACCTAATTGAGAAACTGCTCTAGTTATTTTACCAATTGTTTGTGCTTCAGCTTCTTCACTAAATGGATTAAGATTATTATCAAACCAATTTTCAACTTCTTTAGCTGTATTGGTATCACCAACTAAATCATATAATTCAGCACCTAAAGATACAAATCCTCTAGGTATTCTAACAATACCATTTACTACACCTGCTAAAGCTGATTCAAAAAAACCTACATCTTCTGCTTTTGTTTCTGAAGGTGTTTGTTCAAATGGAGAATAAGGCATTTAATTACCTATCCTTCAAATCCTGGTTCACCAGGTGCATAGAGTAGGCCTTTTTTGTATTTACGTATTTTTCCTTTATCAAAATAAATAGCACCTTCTTCTAAAGGTTCTAATTTATATTTAGATATATCACCTTTTAATTTACCTTTTAAGTCTGGATTTTTATAAATTAATTCAGCAAGTTGATCTATTACACTTTGATCTTTAATTCCTTTAAGAGCTTCATATCCAACTATTCTATTAGCTATTGCATCAATTGCTTCTCTCTCTTCTCTTTTTTGTTGATATGAATCACCTTTTAAATATATTCTTAAAGCTTCTTTTTCATTTTTAGCAGCACCTGTTTGTACTAAATCTCTTATAGCTTTTCCTACAGTTCCTGGTTCAGATAATTTCATAGCTTGTTGTAATGCTAATGCTTCTGGAACTTTAGCGGCTTGTCTTTCTCTTTCAAGAATAGCACCATATCCTTCTAAAGGTTTTTCAGCAGCAGCTGCTGCAGAACTTAATAAGCTAGGTTTAATTCCAGCAGGAGTTGGTTTTAATAAATTTAAACCAAATTTAGCAAGTTCTAAATATTTTTGTCTAGTGTACTCATCTTGATCAGGTCCAACAGATGCTTTAAATATTGGTAGTAAATCTTCATAAATAGTTTTAAAATCTTGTTTTTTAGAAACTTCTTCTTTTTCTGAAGGAGGAGGTGATGGTGGAGGAGGAACAACAGGTTTCTTTTCTTTTTCTTTTTCTTTTTTGTATTCTATATTTTCTCTAATAGTTCCTTTTCTTGCTTCTGTTGGAGTAGTAAAAAAATAAGCTTTATCTGGATCATATTTAGCAAAAAGAGGATCACCTTTTTCTTGCATTTGTCTTACTGCGGACAAACCTGGATTATATCCAGTAACATATTCACTTATTTTATTTACAGGAACATTAAAAAAAGTATCTACAGCACTTGCTCCTTTTAGTTTTAAAAAATCTTTTAATCCTAATATATCTTGTACAAGAGGAGAATATTCATTTTGTTGAACACCTTCATCAGTTGGTCCATTCGCGTACCCCTGTCTAGGTTCCGTTAACCCCGAAGTAATACCTGTTCCTTCGCTGTCCACGTACCCACCTCTGAACATCGGTCTTCTTAATACTCTACTCATTATCCAAATATCCCTTTAGCTAAAGATCCTAATCCAATACCTGCTCCTAAAAATTGTTGGAAAGGACTCGCTGGTTGTGGTTGTTGTTGATAGGTTTGTACTTGTGTTGGGAATCCACCAACTAATCCTGTTAATTGTTGTCCAACTAAACCATATCTAGTGTAAGGTTCAAACGCAGCTTCTCTTGCAGCTTGTTTTTGAGCATCTAATATTGATTGTTGATAAGCACTAGCTTGACCACCTAACGTTGCAAGTTGTTGAGCTTGTTGACCTGCTAATTGTGGTTGTAAACTAGCTAAACCTTGTTGTTGTTGAAATGCTTGTGCAGCTGCTTGTTGTGCTTGACCAAATCCTTGTTGTAACAATTGAGCTTGAAGCGCTGCTCTATCTTGTAAAGTTTGTGCACCATATTCTGCTCTTTGAACTCCTTCTCTAGCTCCACCAAAAGCTCCACCTGCAACAGCTTGTGCTTGTTGTTGTGCTAATGCTTGTTGTCTTTGTTTATCAAATTCAGTTAAAGTTGTATCAATAACTTGTTGTTGATATGGAGACATAAATTGTTGATATGCTTGTGGTCCTGAATATTGTTGTGCTTGTTGTAAGAAAGGTTCATAACCTGCAATACCTGTTCCTGCTCCAATACTAGTTACAGCTCCAGTTTTAGGATCAAAACTTAAAGATCCAAGCCCGGCTTGTTCAGCTGCTCGTTGTTGTGCTGCTTGTGTAAATTGACTTATTCCTGCAACTTGTGGTGCATATGTTGTTGTTTGAATAGCTGCTGAAGTCGCAAGTAAAGGTAATAATCTTTCACTTAATGCGGTAAGCGCACCTTCAATATAAGGTGCTGGTAAATTTTGTTGTACTGTTGTTGGTGTTGGGTTTATTGCCATATTATGCCATTGCCTCGTATTGTCTCATTAGTTGATACATTTTCTTCGCACCTTTTTTAATATCCCCTTTTCCAGCACCTCTAACTGCATCTGCTGTAAATACAAATTCATTTTTAGAAAGTCTTGCTGGTACATCATCTGCTTTTTCTTTTTTGCCAATTGGAACAAATCCACCTTTGGCTCTTAAGTCCATTTCTTTTCCACCTAAATCCATTATACCACCTTCAGCTTTTTTAACACCAGGACCATATTCTTTTACAACACCTTTAATTCCAGAAGCTTCTAATGCTTTTTCATGTGCTTCTTTTGAACTATATCCTTGTTCTTCAAATGTTTTTTTAGCTATTAAATATAATTCCATACCTAAATTTATTGGTCCGCCTCCTTCATATCCAATTCTTCCACCTTCAGCTTTTTTTGTAACTAACATATCATCTATAGCACTTTTTTGTGTATAAGTTAATTGATCATAACTTTTTCCAAATATAGCCATTGCTAACATATCTGGATTCATTGGCATTGATGGTGGTTTACTTGCTCCACCCATTTGATATCCAACTCTTCCACCTGCAGCTAAACCTAGTCTTGTTAATGCAGATTGAATTTCTGATTCTGTAAATTCACCTAATCCCATAGCTCTTATTACAGCTGCTTTTCTAGCTTCTGTATTAGCAACACCCATAGCTCCTAGAGCTGCTTGTTGTTGATCATAATCATCTAAAGCTTTTGCTGCTCTAAAATAAGCTAAATCTCCGGTTGCTGTAACTGTTGGTCCTATTGCTGCCATTCCAAAATCTTTAGTAAATAAATCACCTCTTGATAAAGCATCAGTTCCTTTTCCTATAACATCCGCCCCAGACTTGGCAACACTTCTAGCAAGATTTTCTGCACCTTGAAGAAAACTAGTTTCTCCAGGTATAGATCCTACAATTGCTTGTCCAGCAGGTATACCTGATTGAGTAACATTGTATCCTAAATTAGATAGAACATCATAATCTAAACCAGCAAGGTTACTTGGTATATTACCATATACAGGAGTTGTTGCGTCTATAATTCCTTTTGATATAGCACTAGATTGAGCTGCTGCTGCTCCTGGGGCTGATAAATATCCACCAAGACTAGCTAATCCAACAGAAAGAGGATTTATTCCATATTTAGCTGCACCTTCTTGAGAAGATTGAGCTATAACATTTGCGCCGGCTCCTAATAATGCAGATTGAACTGGAGTTAAAGAACTTAATCCAGCCCCTAAATAACCAGCACCAGCTAACATTGGAGTGAAAGCAGCTACATATGGTAATATAGGTTTAATTTCATTTGGTACAATTTTATCTAAAACTTTTGCAATTGGTTTTGTAATACTTTTAAAAATTTTTTTAAAATAAGATGGTACTCCTGATGAGTTTACTGGTATACCAGCTCCACCCATATACTTTAAGAATCTTGCTTCTTCTTCATTTATGTATGCTAATGACTCTCCTGGTAATGCGTGTTTTTCTAATAGGTTTCGCGCTTCTCTTAAAGAGGTCAATCCACCTTTACCATACATTTCTCTTGGATATTGCATATTGCTAATCATAATTTTATTTAAATTTATATTAAAATGAGCAAGATTGCTAGTCTTGAATTAAGCAAGAATGGTGATTTTACTACTCTTTTTTCTTATCGTCAATCGGTTTTTGTTTAGCAAACATTGTGCTTAAACTACCATGAAATGCATGCGATCCGAAATGCGTGAGCGGCGTTTGTGTATCCGCGTATATTTTACCGCCAATATTAGTCCATAATCTGCAGAAAGCAATGTCTTCACCAAGGTATCCGTTTTCAGGATCTTGTGCTGTTTCAAAGAAGGTATACCAACCTTTTTCCATAGTCTCTACTTTATTACCTACTAATTGTTTATTAACTGTTTTTCGTTCTGGATATTTCTCTGCAAGTTTAGTGAACACTTCTCTTTTAATCATCATGAATCCGGTAGGTCCTGCAACTATTTCTGCAAAGCCATCTTTATCTACTCTTACATTATCTTTATCTGGAAAATGAACTATGAATTGTAATTGATTATCTTTACCATAACCTTTAACTGGATATGGTGTTAAACATAAAGGTACATCTTTTTCTATTAATCTAAAAATTGCTTCTGGTTCAAATCCAATGTCCGCGTCTATAAATAAAAAATGCGTGCAGTCTGAATTAAGAAAATAAGCTACACAATTATTTCTAGCTTGAGTAACTAAAGCCATTCCTGATTGCATATGTACTGCTGATGCTACTGCTAATCTTGGATGAGATGTTGATACAAACTTTAATAAACTGTTTGCATAATTGGTTGTTACTTGATGACCAAATGCTGGTGTTGCTATGAATAGCTTAACGTGTTTTTTCTGTTCTGACATAATTTAAAAAGTTTTTCCATTCTTGTATTCTGGTTTCCCAGGAATAATTTTTGTTATAGTATTTAATCTGCATTTCTAAATCATCTTTATATAAATTATTTTTATAATTGTCAATTACCGAGTTTAATGTTTCTGCATATCGTTCAATTAAATTCTGGCCACTAGAATCAAATTCAATCATTGTTGCAAACTCACCACAGGTTTCAGGTAAAGCACCATAGTTAGTTGTAACAACATGACATCCTGCTGACATTGCTTCTATAACAGCAAGACAAGATGTTTCTTCAAAGATAGAGGGATAAGCATAAATGTGAGCTCTTTGTACTGCAGCTCTTACTGAATCATTATCTGCATAACCAAGATAATTAACATTAGGTGTATTTTTACATTTATCAAATAATGCTTCAAATTTATCTTTTTCATTTTCATCAAATTTTGATCCATATATTTTAGTAGATGAATAAATATCAACCTCAAAATCTTCTCTTGTTTTGTTTAATATCTCAATGGATTTAATTAATACTGCAAGTCCACGCCAAGGAGTTGAGGTATATAATAATTTTATTTTATTATCTTTTTGTTTTTCAACTGTATCAAATGCATGAGTTGCATTCTTAATTACAAAAGATTTGTATTCTGGAATTTTATAAATTTCTCTAAATTTATTATATTGCCAATGACTAACATAGATAAAATAATCAATAGAATCTACAAATTTACGATCTTGCATTAACCTAACGTTGGGCTGATCATAACTTAAATGTTGCCAAAGAATGTTTATCTTATCTTCTTTAACAAGTGATGGATGACAAATAGAACCAATTAGATTAATTCCATCTAATGATTCTTCTGGTAGTTGAGCAATAAGTTGTTCTTTTAAGATCTCCGTTCCACCTTTAGGATTCATATATGTAGACTGCCTTTCTCTCACCTTTTTTAAATTCTTTAAAACCATTCCATATCAGATGTTCACCTATCTTGTCAATATCATGAGTGTCAATATCATCAAATATATACACACATTGTTCAGGTCTTCTGTCTAAAAAGAAATCAACTTCTTTCATGACAGACTCTGTATCATGAGGTCCATCAAAATGAACAGTTTCATATTCTTTTAATAATATTTTATTTTCATTGTAGATAGGATAACCATCTGCAAATCTTTTAAAAAATTCTGAATCTTCTAAATTTATTAAATTAAATTCTGGATATTCTTTAATTAAATCTAATAAAGCTTCTTGCTTCATTTTATTTGTATAATCTAATCTTCCACCTTTATCCTCATCTGAAGTTCTATAAAGAATATTACCATAAGGATCTATTCCTAAATGATTTAATTTTATATGAGGATGATATTTTCTATAAGCATCAATAATACTTTTACTACCCATGCCACGACGAACACCTATTTCAACACTAACTCCTATTGGATTTTTTAATAACTTTATAGCATCATCAAAAAATTCATATTCTTTGCTATCACCTTGAATCATGTTTTGCTAAATAAAGGGATAGTCGGAACTATGATTTTAACATCACGTTTAATATCTTCAGGTTTAGCATTTAGATCTGCTTTAACCTCTTCTTCGTTTTTATAGACATGTCCTGTCTTTATATTTCTAATTGTGATTTCTGAATCACAGATTACTTTTATTTCTTTCATTACGTCGTTAATGATCCTCTATTCACTTCCATTATTGATACGATACCTGTTATAGCAGTATTATTAACAGTAATCAAGAGTGCATCTCCTTCTTCTAAAACAATAGGTCCTTTAGCTATATTTTCTGTTGCATTAGATCCTAAACTAACATGAGCTATTTCAGCTGTGCTTGTAGTAGATGAATCATACACAAAAACTTCTGCGGTATTAGATCCAGACTGATTCGTTAATTGTATATTTTGAATAATGGCACGTGATGTTGCATTACAAGTATAAACAGTTGTTGAAGTTGTAACTGTTGGCTTTATTAAAATTCCTCTATAAATATTACTCATATTATCTTCCTATCATAAACCAGTTTTGCGCTTCAGCTATATCTTGAACATCTTGTGTAAAGGTATTATTTAATTGTAACACCATCTGCTCTAGTGTTCTAATAATCTGGTCCATCTGTTGTTGACTATAAACAGGTGTAGCGTTTGCTAATCTGGGTTGATCTAGTTTAGCCATTATCTTAAACCATCCTGTTGACCATCTATACGAAGAGTTCCGTACCTCCATTTAGTATCAACTTCAGTACTTATAATTTTAACTGCAACCTGACGTCCTCGCGCGCGCATGTCTACTTTAGTTGTTGTAGAATAAACTAAAGTACTCGATGCAACTGTTTGATTTGAACCAGGATATTGTCTAACTAAAAATTGCATATTCAATGCACCTTGTTGATTTTTAAAATCAGGTATATATCGTTTAATAAACATAGAGTGATCTCCATCTACAATATCCACGTCCCCTGATGTAATGTAAGCAGTAATCGGACCTGTATCATCGTTCACTCCTTTTTCTTGGTCATATAATGTAGATACACCTGCTGTTAAACCAATAACTGTTGGTTGAGCAAGTGTTGTAGAATTTGGCATATATTTAGTAGCTAAAGGATTTGCAAATATATCTTTAGAAGCCCAAGTTGTTCTAGCTAAAGTTCCAATAGTCCATACTCTTTCAAGATAATTATAAGTTACAACTCTATCTATTTCAGTAGAGTTAGCTGATGTATAGAACCAATTCACTTCTGAAAACTCAAGATTAACTCCAGCATAAATTACAGAATGTTCATTTGGATTTAAATCTCCAAATACATAATCTTGTACTGAACATGGAATTTCTTTTACAACCCCGTCAAACAGATAGAATGCACCATCTGACATCCAATACACAACGTTTTCCGCTTCTACAGCAGAGTGTATTCCTAAAGCTCCACAGTTCGTACCGATTTGTTTAAATGAGAATGTAAATGGTGGGCCAACAAACTGCATAGAATGAGCTGATGTATTAGTTAATATTAATATATCTCCTCTTGTTGGAACTGCAGTTACAATCTGGTTTCCTGAAGATAACCTTTGAAATCCTGCGGTGTTAGTTGCATTAGGTATAAAGTCAGTAATAGATTCTTGCGAACCGAATAACACAGCCATTGGATCATAAGTTGCTGTTGTGCCTGGTGTTGTTTGTGTACCAAAGAATATAATATGCCTATCTCTTGGAGATACTGTCATGTAATTAGATTGTGTTGGAGCATTAGATAATAATGTAGCTCTAGTATTTCTTGCAGGTAAAAATGCAGAAGTATCAAAATAATAGGTCTTACCACCAACGATCGTTGCAATAATATCTTCACCAAAGTTATCTATTTTCCAAACTCTTGGATTTGCTGTAATAACCCCTGATGGTCTTGGTGTATTCCAAGTAGAAAATCCCCATGCACCGGCTCCCCATCCGTTACCAACGGTTGTAATATCTGCACCTACATTAATTTGAAATGCAGCGCCACTTGCTGTTCCAGAAGCAGTTACAGCTCCTGGTGTTGCAATAGATGCAACATCAATTGTAAATGTATTAGCTGTTTTAATCTCTTGAATCTCAAATTCTTGAGCCATGTTTGCACTGGTGATATTTACAACGTTCACTCCAGATACACCTGAAAATGTAACAAAATCTCCTGCTACTGCACCATTAGAAGTTGCTGTAACATCAACTATAGTTGTGCCGGAAGTAAAGGAGAACACAGCGGGGATAGTTGTTGATAAAGGTGTAATGTCGTAAAAGTTGTTATCGTAATATAAATATAGTTTTCTATTTGTGCCAATGGCAGCTAATGAGTCTCCAGCTAAATCTGTATAGGTATGAATATCTCGTGCAACGCCTATTAGGTTATTACCTACAGCTGGTTCCCATCCACCTATCTTTTCAGGAACACCATATCTAAAACGCACATTATCACAATCTACCCATCCGCCTTCTGCGCCGTATTGAGTATTTTGTTTATCTATACCTGGTCTAAATTGTAGTTTATTAATTGGCATAAGCTATCCTTATACCACCAGATTTGTTGATTTACACTACTTTAGTGAATGGTGGTAATCCTAATAAAGGTCTTTTATCATATAAATTGGAATCTGCAAACTGTCCATTTACATGGTTATAATGCAAGAAAACTTGAGCACAAATATTACCGGTAAATTCTTCTCGCCAATGTTCTAATTCACAACCAGAATAAACTAACATATCACCAGGTTCTAAATCTACTTTTATACCTTTTGGAGCATTTGGTTTCATAATATTTTTATATTCATCTATTACATTATTACTTCCAGTTGGATCTATAAATATTGGCCATGGATCTCCACCTAGATTTAATGTTGTAGATATCTCACAAGATGGTCTATCTTTATGTCTTTTTAAGATAGATCCCTTTTCATAAATTCTTGCATAAGAATAAGTTGGTATTAAATTAAGATTTGTTTGTTGTTTCATTATTGGCATAACTTTCATAAGTAATGTTTCCATAACAAAGTCTGCATAATGAGAATATACATTTGGAACTTGTTGGTCTTTCCACGTCCCTAGCATCCCGTTTTCCGCAACTAGATTATTTGCATATAGATAATTAACAGCGTCTCTCTTTAGTAGAAAATAGTTAAATACAAAGTTAGCAAGTTCATATGGAATTGCTTTTTTAATTACTTGATATTTATTTTGTGCGAAACTCATGTGATCATACAACGTTGCATAAAATTAAACGAAATTGAGATTCTAATTTCATTAGATTGATTTGGATCTACACAGTGATTTAGCCATGATGGGAACATAATTAATCTTCCTGCAACTGGTTCAAAGTGAACTTCTCTCCATAAATAAGATTCTAATGGTCCATCTTTTCGTCTTGGCATAGACATTAAAGATACTGACTTTGGATCTTCAACTTTTAAATGTCCACAATTTTTTGGTGTCTTTACATAATAAACTCCAGACCATAATGAATTAGGATGCATGTGTGGTCTATTATATCCACCTGGTGGATTAATGTTTGCCCACATATTACCTAAAAATGGTTCTGAATCTAAATTTTGATCTTTGTAAATATGAAACTGTGCTTGAAATAATAAGTCTACAAGTTCTTTGTATTCTGGTTTTGTATGCATATCATCTGTTGAATGCCAACCGTTCATATTAGTTCTTGTTAAACCTTTATCTTGATTAGACCAATTAATAATGTTTTGTTCTAAACGTGAGTTGAATTCTTGTGATCCAACATCTTTAACGTAAATTGGTGTTGCAAAATATAATTCTCTGTTCATCACTTAAATGGAGGTCCTCCTGCCCAAAGCACTAAAGACTTTCTAATTCCTTTTGTAATAGGAACAACTCTATGTCTTATAAAACTTGCAAAGAAAATAGCTTGTCCTTGTTTAGGTCTTGCAATCTTTCCATCTGACATAAGTTCTAATCCACCACCTTCAAATTCTGATTCATGTGATAATAAACAAGTCATAGAAATCTTTCTTACAGGTGGTTCATTTGCACAATTAACATCTGAATCTATATGCCAATCATAGAAACCTCCCTCTGGGTACTCCGTGTACTGTGCGGGCTCTGTCAATTGAATTCCATCAAATCCAAAATGATTACCATTAGTTTGTTTAAGTACTCTTTCAATAGTTTGATACATTTCAGGCATCTTATTAAATGGTATCCAACTAATATGAGATGTTCTAGTTTTAGTATCTACTGTACCTTGAGCTCCACCACCAACTTGACCCATCTCTTGTGGTTCAGAACGACCTGCATTTATAATCAATTGACATTGTTCTGGTGTAAATAATGGAGTTGTTGTTTCAACTATTAATGAACGCCAGCGCGGCTCCGTAATTATACTCATGCTGCTTTTACCTTTCTCCAATGTTTATATTTAGCTATTGACATTTTCTTTCTAGCTTCTTTAGAAAGCTTTTTACCATACATAGGATTGTTTTTTCCACTATTTAATTTACTTAAAAATCTTAAAAATGCAGGTGTATGTTTTCTGCCTTTTGTATGATGTTCTATTTTTTTATATCTTTTAACTAATGAATTTTTAATTTTTTTCTTATGTTCTTCTGTCATTTTTTTACCATACATAGGATTTTTATTTCCCATTTTAGATTTGCTAATTATTTTTGGATCTATATGCAAACTATCGGATTGATTTAGAAAATCATTTCTATATATAACTTTAAGTCTTCGTAATACTTTATGTTCCCATTCTCTGGCTTGTTTCTGTGTTTTAAATGTTTTTCTTATCTCAAATAAAAAAGATTTTTTTCCATATTTTCTAATTAAACCTTTTACTTTTTTAGAAGAGGTAAAATATTTAGTCCAAAGATCATTTGGATGACATCCCTTTTTAAACTTAACGCCATAGTAATATTTGTTAGTTGGAATATGTTTTACAAGATAAGTAAAAGGAATCATTGTGCCCCGCGATTTTGTACAGGATTATAAAGAACATCACAATTAGCTGCAAGTGTTCTTCTAGTATCTGTTGTATTATTGAATGGATATACACAATGTCTCATGTCATATGGAAATACATAAAAATCTCTTAATTTCATAGGTGGTTCATAATCAACTTTAGCAAATTGACCTGATGAAGAACCTAATAATTGAAGTTTTCCATTTTGTGGTGTTTCAGCTGCAGAATATTCAATTCCATAAGTACTAGGAAGTTTTAAAATCATTACAGAAGATAAACCAGTAAATAAATTTCCATTGTGAATGTGGCAAGGATTGTACTCGTTTGCACGCATTTCGTTTATCCAAATAGAATTTAAATGTGTTTGATAATTTCTAATATGATTAAATTCTAAATAATGATGAAACATACCCATAAACCAATCTAAAACATTTTTAGGTAACATATTATGTCTTTTCATGCGCGTTTGATCTTCCCCGTCATAAAACAAAGAATGTTCATCTTTAATCTTACCTACTAATTGTTTATTAGCTGGTTCTAATTGATTAAACTTTTGTTCATACGTTTGATTAACTGCATGAAATATATCTAAAGGAGTTTCATATCGCAGTATTGATTGTCCTAAAAATGTGAAGTTAAAGTTCATAGTCCCATTTCTTTTCTAATTTTAGTAGCAGATATTTCTTGTATTTCTTTTGGTAATACAATTTCTTCTATTTTGTAACCAACATCTCTACCATAACATATATTGGTAATGTTAGGAACTTTTACAACATCAAATTGACCTGCGTAGTCTTTAAGTTTTTCTTCAATTCTTTTCTTTATATCTTCAAATTCAAATGGATTATTATCTGTTTGTGGCATTGTTCTTATCATTATACAAACTTGGCCAGTCTTCTTTAATATCTCTTTAAATAAAGCTAAATGACCATCATGGAATGGCTGCCAACGTCCAAGCATCTGTGCTGTGGGTTTAGAGTAGTCTATCATGTATCTCCTTTATTATGTTATCGTAGTTAAAATCAGTTATTTCAAAATCAACCTTTTTAGGTTTCTCAAATACTTTATTTGTATCTTCAAATCTTCCTTTATCAATTGTATTCATCCAAATCTTCATATCATAGAAAGATCTATAAGATTCAAATGGACAAACAAAGTCTACAACTACATGATTAACTGCAAGATCACACATAGTCA